CTCATCGCTAGGGTCAAAGCCTTGCAATGCCTTTGATATCGCGGTCAAAGTTTGACCGACGCCATCGGTTGCCGGATTAGGCGTAAATTGCTGCTTAGTCAATATCACGCTAAAGCCAATCTCAATCAGCTGCTCTTTGCTATTGCCATTACTAGCCGTGGGCGTATAGCCGTCTAAAATGAGGTAGACCGCGCCATCGCTGGGCACTTGCTTGCGCTGAGCGCCGCTAATGGCTGCAAAGTCTGCCGCTTCAAAGACGCGCTTAACTTGCGGTATTTGCTTTAAGTGCTCTAGCAAATACGGATAACAAGCCAAAGCGTTATCATTCCAAGCCGGTACATTAGCCATTAACCACCCCCGCCATAAAGTCGTTCATTAAGTCCAAGATATCGGTACGATCATCAGCTGAGATACCAAAGATAGGCCGTGCTTCCATTTTTTGAGAGCCGTCGCTATTCTTAGTGCCTGTTTGATGATACTTGGCATACGGTCTATCACTGCCGACCGCGACTGAAGTGCTATTAGCGTAGTGAGTGATAGAGCGCATCAAGTCGCCATATTCGACCATCTTGCTACCGCGACCTTTTTTACTCTTGAGCGTAGACGGTTTTAAGTCCGCCCAGCTTGAGCCGTCCGGCGCGGTCTTAGTGCGAAACCTATCGCGGCTGCTGTTCTCAAGTATCGAGCCGACACCACGCATCAAAGGCGTTAAGTCGCCACCAAGCTTGCGATAGATGTCATTGACATTATCGAGTAGCTCAGGGATTTGGCTGTTAACATTGAGTTGCATAATCAGTCCTGATAAATACTTGGTACCGGATTGGGATAAACTACCGCGCCGCCACCAGTGCTATTATTGACGACAGGGCCAGTTAGCATCGTTGGGTCTTTTTTAACTTTATCGAGCCACTTGATCGCATCGTCGTAGCGCTTTTCGACCGTCTCAGTGACGCCATTGTCATACAAGTGATAGCGAGCGATGTTACACGTATGGCGGATTAGGTCGTCTGGTATAGCTGCGCCGTTGCGATAGATGATATTACCTAAAGCGTCCTTGGTGACTAAGCCTGCATCACGTAGATACCCCGCGACATCGCCTTCAGCGTCTTTGATAGCGGTCGCTACGACAGCTTCATCAATGACTTGATAATTCTCTCTGTCTGATAGCTTGGCTATTTCATTTTCGCCAAAGCGCTTGGTTAGATCTTGTAGGGTTATCATAGCTAGTCCTAAAAACTATCGGGCTGAGCAATACCGCGTGTCACTGCCATTAGGCCTTTTTGGATATCGGTTGCGCCTGTAGCAATCCAACGCTGGTCTAAGCCGTCAGTATTGCGTAGCTCCTCAATCAGCTCGCCAAGCTCAGCGCCTTTCGCTTTGACCTTATTCATCAGATCAATCTCAGCTTGGGTCAGCTGACGATAGCCTTTGATTTTTGGTTTGTCGCTCATGGTATGCACCTTGTGTAAAAATTTGGGTAATAATGGCCCTTGACCGACCGTAGCCAGTCAAGGGAAAAGGCTTTAGGTCATCTTCAGCGTAGCGACTAACTCAGGACGTAGCAGTAGTGGCAATGGGTTAGATTGCGCCTCTAAGCTCCAGCCTTTGTCATGATCGAGCTTTTCACGACTTGCGTAGTATGGCTTAGCCTTAGTATTAACCGTGGCATTCATATCGGCAGGGGCAAAGAACTCTTTAAACGTGCTATTAGTGCCTGCGGGTAAGATAATCGCCTCACCTTCTTCGATTTGCAGACCGCTATCAAACACATGATCGTAGTTGATAAACTTAAGGCCTTTATGCTCAAAGGCGGTACTGGTGTTACCGCTGCGATATGCTGCGCCTTCTTGGTAGCGCTCATAGATAGCGGTGACGGTTTTGTGATAAATCACGGCATCCATAAACGTCGGAGAGCACAGCACAATCCAGCCTTTAACGACTTCACCGCCGCGCTTTTTACTCAGCTGACGCACGGCTTTATCGATCATCAAGCCAACATTGCCGTTAGCGGCGCCCAAGTTCCAATTGATACTTTGGCGCTCCAGACCAAAACGATCATAGATATCGACGATAGGGTCGCCACTGGCGTTGAGGATCTTGCCAGATAAAGCGCCAAGCATTAGATGCTCACGGGTAAACTCAATATCTGACTTCATATCAGCGAGCTTGTCATTGACTTTTTCAGCGACGGTGGCAGCTTTATTGGTAGTGCCAAAAGCGCGGACGTTTTGCACATCGTCAGCGCGGACGACATCACTCTTTGGCAGATGCAACATCTCAAAGCTTTGGCGGTTACCAAGCTTAGACACGACAGGCTCACCGGGCGTACCGCGTGGCACGGCATTAACTAGCGTTAATACGCCGCCTTTGGACTCCACAGCGACAGAGGTAGTGGTTTCATAAGATGGCTTAAACAAGCCAAGCTCACGGATAATCGTGGGATTAGCAGGCAGTTTGTTGATTGCCTCGGTCATTGGCACGACGCCATAGTCACTATCATTACGTAAAGGCATAATTCATTCCTAATTTTAGACTTGCGTTAAATGGGGTTTAAATACAAATTAATATCAGCGTGACTAGCGTTTAAGCGCTAGCCATCGGCGTACCGACATACTTGATGCCGTACAAGTCGCCTTGTTTAATGAGCTGTTCAGTCGTCAATGGCACTTCACCAGCTTCATCGGTAAAAACTGCGTCAATATTTGCTTGCGGGATATTGCCCAAAAAGATCGTGCAGTTATGGGGCTGTACCAGTACTTCGTCGTTGACTTCATCGGTCAGCGCGATCAAGTGCTCGTTACGCTCTGCATACTTGACCAGTTGTCCGGCTTTGGTACCAGCTGCCGCAGGGATAGCGATACGGTTGCTTGGGTCAGCTTCCGACTTTAAGATATCGCCAATCGTGACGTAATGTTCGTTAGGCATGGGGTGCTCCTAGGGTTCGGTATAAAATTAGGTTTGATGTATCCGTTAACGACAATCGCTACACCGATCACAGACGCGCAGCGGTTGCTTAGTATGTTTTAGATATAGTTTTTAGCTTCAGCGGCGCGAGCTTCGGCATTGGCAAGCATCGGATTGCTAGAGAGCTGACGGTCTTGACCGTTGCCAGCAGGCTTGTGCTCTTCACCAAACAAAAACCCTGGTGGCTGGTCTTGCTGACTTGGCGCACGTAAATCACCAATCATCGACTTGGCATCTTCAGGAGTTGCCGATAGCAACATATTGACCGTAGTAGCGCTAACGCCGTTCCAGCTTTTGCCGTCTTCAGCCTTAGTAAAGCCTGCTTGTGAGAGCTGCGCATCGATATCAGCGGCTTTGGCTTGCGCCTCGGCCTCTTCTTTCTCTTCTTTTAGCTCTTTATTTTCTTCTTTGAGCGCTTTGATTTCTTCCGCTTGGTCAGCGGCAAGCTTCTGTAGTGCTGCGATTTCTTCAGGAGTCATGGTAGTGTCCTTGTCGGGGTTGTTTGCTTGTGGAGTGGCGTTAGGGATGCCGCTATCTGCTAAGGCAACGGCAGTCGTTTCGGAGTCTACGCCAGTAGGCGTGAACGATACTTCACTGACGCTGCAATTTTTGAGGATGACCATAGGGCCGGTCACTTCGCTGCCATTGACGGTAGCGGTCTCGTTTTGGCCTAGTTCATGAATGCTGTTAGCGTTTACATGGACGGACATCTGCCAAGGAAAGCCTGCATCTGATTCGTCAGCGACTTCGCGGCCGTAGATGTTATTGAGTAGCATCCCGTTCATCATCAGCTGATTATTGGCTACGCTTAACTTGCCAAAGCCTGCGCGTTGGGCGCGGTCATGCAGCAGCAGCGCGGGTACGTTATCTTTGTAAGTGATATCAGATAAATCAACGACGGCCATCTCGCCGTAGTGATTAAACGGCTTACCAGAGTTGGCGACACCGCTGAACTTACGCGGTAGATCATTGTCGCTATCCGCAGGAGCCTCCGCGACATTGACTTCAGCTAATAAGTAAACGATTGGCTTTTTAAGGTCTTTTGGCATAATGACGTCCAGCTCATGAGTAAAAATCTAATCTTGATAAAGTCTCATTATGAGTAGGCGCAGCGGATGTCGTTAGATGATGATGTTCAGTTAAGCGGGGATAATTAGAAATAGGCGCTTATTTGCCGTTTTAAGCGCGTTATAGATATAAATGCTGTAATGATGTGATAATCATCTTGTAAACGCGCTATCAAGCGATTAAACGCCTGTTAAACGCCATCTAAGATAAGAGTAGGAGAGTTAAAAACAGCAGGCAATAAAAAACCCACTTTTTAGGGTGGGTTATTGGGTTTTCTTATTAGGGCTTCACTCGACTATATAATCATAATCAGGATTGCGTTTAAACTTCAGTGGCACACCCAATATTGTTTTTGGCTGACGCTTAAAGTCGCTAGTCGTACTATAAAGCGCATGATGACAATTTAGCGTATTTTCAAAATCTTGGTTAAGGGTAATTGATGACGGGTTTTTATTTCTTGCATCAAGAAAACCGTTAAGCACCTTTAACACTTCATCAAGTATGCGGTCATAACTCATCATGTACATATCTGTTGATGAGTGCCAATGCTCAAGCTCTTTAGATTTTGATTGTACTGTGACCATAGTTATGCACTCTTAATTAGCTTCATGCAAACCACTATAAACAATATACGCTACTCAGGCAACAACGCCTTAAACCTCGGATCATCTTTGATGCTATCAACCATTCCAGCCTCTAGCAGTCTTTGCATATAATCAGCAATCTGCGGTATCAGCTGCGCTCGAAACTCGCGGCCGTGTTTCTCTTCTGCGATATCGAGTAGCGAGCCAAGTCTATTAGCATGATTGTGCGCAAAGCTTAAACTGATACCGGTTGGCACTTGCTCGACTTTGCCCGTGCGCGGGTTCTCGACTTCTTCGTACTCGATGTCTTTATCTTCAGTGACACCGCCTGCGCGTTCGGCTTGTTTGCGTGTCAGCTGCTTAACCCAGCACAGACAGCCGTAACCGTTTGGCGGTAATATTTGCTGCCAGATTGGATCATCGATAGGCCTAATAATGCCGTAGTACTGCTTATGATCGTCACGCTTACGAGTCGCTAGTGATGGCATATATTGCAGATAAGGCAGCGCATCTTTAGATTGCTGTATGCGCTCCCATTGTCCTGCCGCGTATGCTGTGTGCAGATTAGTTTGGTAAATCGTACGCAATCTGCGAGTACTGCCAAGCTGTACTTTTTGGATAGAGCCATCTTTGGGGTCGCTCATCACTTGCTCGCCCCACCAGCCTTTACTCATTAGGTACGGTTTCAAGCGTTTTTTAAAGTCGTTAAAATCAGTACCGTTTTCTAGCGCTGCGCTGATGGCTTCTTTTGTCTCTGCCAGCATATCGGCGTCCATCATTTTAGCGACCGTAAAAGCGATAGCGTGCTCATGTGCGATAACGTCCAAGTAGCTAAAACTGGTACCGACCATCTTAGCGTTGAAGGCTTTGATAGCTTCCAAGTTAGGCAGGATATCAAAATCCTTGTCAGTATAAGCATCAGGCATCGTTGTCGTCCCTTTTAGCCTTGTCATCGACCAAGCTATCGATAAACACCGCCGTCATCGCATCAGCCAGGTCAGCGACGACGCCATCATCAGGCAATTGCAGCTCAGAGAGCTTACGCTCAAACTCGCTATAGTCCTCGCAGTCGTTGACTAGCTCAATCAGCGCATCGACTTTAGATTGCATTAGCTTACGCTCACGCTCGATATCAGTATCGGTGGCAGGCTCAGTAATGATCGTTGGTAAGTCCTGCGATAGCTTGTACTGCGATGATAGCTGGTCTAGAATTTGCTGAGTCGAGGGCACTGGCGGTGTGGTCGGTAGCGGATTATCGACAATCTCAAACTCAGACTCTTCGTAGCCGACATTGAGTAAGCGCTGCTTGGTCAGTTTGACTTGACCAGTGCTGACGTACTTAACGTCTCGATCTGCCTCCTCTAAATTAAAAGCTTTGACCTTTGGATATTCAAACCAAATCCCTTGCGGGGCACTGATCGGCTTGCCCCATGCTTGGTTGACCGCGATGATAGCATCAATACCATGTTGGATAGCTTTCGTCATTAGCTCCAGATACGACATAACCCTATCTTGCCGGGCTACATCGTCCGCTTCTTGCGCGGATCGTGAGCCTGATGTTAGCTCGCTGGTCTTAACACGGCCTAGCAGCAGCTTTTGAATACGGCGATTGGCTAAGCGCTCAAACAATTCAAACGCCTCGCCGTTGCCGGATAACTGGTGCATCTCGATTTTATCGTTTTGACCGATACCCATCGCACCCCCGGCGATAAAGCTAAATAGCTTACTGGTAAAGTCATTGAGCGTACTACCAAAGCCGCCGGTATCGCTTTGCATACCAACGACATAGGGCTGAGAGTAACGCGCGATAAACTGCCCAGCATACGCCCACTCGCGGCGACG